CATTCACACGTGCTAATGTGAAACGCGAAGAAATAAAGTTTATGGTCCTCAAAGATGCCGCAACGACGATTCAGTCTGCTGTCAGGGGTAAAATTGCACGAAAGAAGTAGCTCTTCAATCATCGTGATAAAAGTCCTCCTCTGGAAGTGCTTCAATCTCACACACAGCTGGGGGGACCTCCTTCTTCACACGGGTTTTCTTCTCCTTGGGCTTAGGGAGTTCATCCAGGTGCTCCCTAAAATAGAGAACCTTCTCCCAAAACTCTCTCATAATCGGTAAATTGGTTTTCCACCATTCGGGGTCTCGCTTAACATTAACGACATCAAATTCTTCAGGTTTAGGCCAATTGGTCTCTGCTGGTTTATATTGAATAAAATCTGCTTCTTCTAAGTCTAAAATCTGCATACAAAGTTGCAATTGTGGCATGTAATGAATCGGCACTTCTCCAGGTACAATCTGTCGCATCGGGGGGCATTTAATCTCTACCAATTTCCCCGACTCGGTTACACCATCTGGACTCCCACCGAGCCATTTTTCGACGGGGTGGGGACACAACCCCAATTCATGGACGACTTCGCCATATCTCTCTTCATACAGAATGCGCGCCTCGTCTTCATACAATTCCCCATGTCTCGTAGCTGCATTACCCATGAATTTTTCACCAAGACCACATTTCTTGAGTAACAGTTCAGCGGGTGTTTCGTACTTGTTCACACCTATCGCTGTAGCTGCGTCACTCGCTGTAAGCATGTTTCCACGGAGAGCAAGCCATTCTTCTGACTTCTGGGCAGCGAATTCAATTTCAAGTAGAGCTTTAACATTCGGATGCATCTTAGATTAATTAAACTCGTAACTTTTAAGCCGCTCAAAGAAAAATTTAGCCGCATTCTGTTCAGCTTGTTTTTTACTTTTCGCGGTTCCTCTACTGATAAATTGATTATTGACGTAGATGTCGATATAGAAAATACCTTCGTGATGTCCTGCTACCCGATACTCGGGGAGTTGTAAATTATTCACTTGGCAATATTTCATTAAATGATCCTTAAAGTTATCATCCACCATGATCAGATTCAGATCGATATATTTGGGATCGTTGTATATTCTGAGTACAAACTCCTTGGCGTGAAGAAGTCCAATGTCCATATAGATGGCGCCGATGAGGGCTTCGAAGACATCCTCCAAAATTTTGGGATTGTTATTCCACCCATTACGTATCCCCTTCTCATCCATAATCACGAGTTTATCGAGACCGAGTATTTTCCCTATTTTCGCGAGCGTTTCACCACGAACTAACTTTGTACGAGCTTTCGTGAGGAAACCTTCTTGGCGGCTTTCGTATTTATCGAATAAGAATTTAGTGATGACGAACCCTAATACGGAGTCACCAATAAACTCCAGTGTTTCAAATGATTCATTCATATTTTCATACTCCTTGAGAGCGGATTTATGTGTAAAAGCTCTTTGGTACAAATCAAGGTTTTTGATCTTTGTACCAACAAGTTGTTCAGCAACTTCCTTGGTAAGGAGAGTCACCATGATGTTTATTATAGTATGTGTTTATCTTTTAAGCCTCCTTTTTGATGTAATGAGGAGAGAGGTACTTTTGCAGGTTAAGGTAAGTAACCACAACATCCGCGGGGGGTGCGAGGAGGTCGCGAAGCTTCTCGTCGAGGATGATCTGGCGACCGTTCTCGGGGTGCTTGAGACCCTTCTCGATGATGTACTTGTTCACGAACTTGGTCACCTCCGAGCGGGAGATGAGTTCATCAGCGGGAAGCCCGAGAAACTCCCTCAACTTAGGCGTCACATCCTGCTTACGGTTGAAGCCGTTGTTGGCGGCGCGCGCCTTAGCCTTCTCACCATCTGGATCCTCCTGTGTGTTCTTGACCTTGCGGACAAGTTTGGTGAGGGTCTTCACATCGGCGCGGAGAGCAACGAGTTCGGTTTGGATGGCTTCGAGAGACATTATATCTTTCTTACATCAGTAACCTTTAAGTCACAATAACAACAGGAATATACATAATAAAATTACCGTCAAATAGATAAGGATTTTCATGCGTAAACTGAGCTCGTTCCCATCTTTTTTACGAGGGGGTGGTGGCACTGGGCGTTTGATTATCCTGAACGGTTGATTAGGGTATTTACCAGGACACCCACCAGCGCAGCAACTGGATGGACATGGAATCACATCTGGTCCCCGTCGCACACCACAAAATTGTTCCTTCTTGGGATTTCTCACGTCATCGTATGCATAACACCTACATTCATCGATAATGTTGCAGACCATATTATTATATCACGATATATTAATGGATGAAAAAAGTTATTCAAAAGTTGCCATTGATAGGTTCATGAATGAAAATTTATTTTTCAAGGATGAAAAATTGAAGAAATATTTCGACAGGAACGAACAGAGGGACTTGGGAAAATTCCGAGCTCGTGTGCATCAAACTTTTTCTAAAAAGGATTTTGAAAATGTTATGTATGTCTTGATAACCGATTCCATTCGCGATATAATACTCGACACTGTAGGTGAAATCACAGAAAAATTCAAAACGTCTGGTGATCTCATCGTGAGTGGTGGTGAAGCGTTCAATCTATATGTCGATTTCAATGACAGAATCGTCACGAGTGATATTGACGCGAAATTCGTTCCACACATTCGAGCAGATGAGAAATATTTCGGTAAACTCCAAGCACTTAAATTACTACTATGGGATGAACTTGGTAAACAAGCGAAAAGGTTAAACACGCGAATTAAGGATCGATTGATCTCGATGCAGTCCAAATACCCCAAGGTGTTCAAGTTTTTGGGTGCTGGTTTCAAGAATTCTGGTCCATATGTAACCAGGAGATATACACTCATCAAGAAGAAGAAAACATCTGATACGAACCGACCCGGGAAAGGTGACGTTTTCATCGATGTCGAATTATTCGCGTTAGATTTGAAAATTCGATTCTTTTCACCAGAATCTGGTAGAATTATGGATAACACCATAGGTGGTATACTCGACATTCCATTCATGAGACCTAAAGAGTTTGGGTATGAAGTGTCTCAAACTAAACGTAAAGGTATTGTGTACCGAAACACACTTTCAGGTAAGATCATAAATAACCAGAAGATATACGTCGCGAGTAAAGAGTTTCTCGTGGAAGACATCTATCTCATGCATAAACTCAAACTTCGTCCAGAGAAAAAGGAAAAAGATAGACGCCGTCTCGTAAAACTCGGTCAACTTTTTGATAGTAAAATTAAAGCAAGTGATACAATAGAAAATATATACAAAAGGGTCAGGCGTAAATTGATTCTAAAGACGTCCAGGACTAAGATTCCAAATGGGGATGTGAGTATCAAGAAAGCGAAGAAGGTAAACCCTTACAATTACAAAAAGTACACGACTGAACCATCCAAAGAGCGCATTTCTAAGCAAATCGTGCATGGATTGAAACCAGTGATAAATAACACCAATGTAGAAGGGTTTGAAAAATCCAACGGTAACAGAAGATTCAACCTGAAAACCATAAAATGGGTAAAAGAGTCAAACCGGGCGTACGTGAAAAATGAAACCCCCCTCAGACCGAAGCAGGCGATGAATATACCCAAAAACATAAACGTCACAAAGACGTTGTACGGTTACAACCCAAATCGAGACAAGTGGATAGATAAAGATGTTTTAAACCACGCCTCCGCTATACCCTTTATTGGTTTAAAGAATTGATGAGTAAAACTACTATAATGTTTTACAGTTCTCCAACCAAAGGTGAAGATGGTCTCTATTTCGTGAAGGCTTCTAATGACGATAAGACTAAATGTCTCATTCAGTTGAATGATGTCATTGTGTCCGAAGTTTCAGGCGAGTTAGTTTTCGATGTCGTGTCCGACGAAAAGATCACCGACGTCGAATCCAGGAACCTCTTAGCCGCGCAAGATAATTGCGAAGAATGGTTTGGTAAAAAACTTTCCAAGGCTGTTCTCGATACCGCGTACCAGAGCGTTCTATCCAGTGGACAGATGTCGGCTGATATCATCACTGAACCCAAGGTTCGGGTCTTCAACAAGAACCAGGAACCCATCGACTTTGAAATTGTCCAGCCGGGTAAGAAGTGTGACCTTCTCGTGGAATTCGCTGGTATTTGGTTCGCCAAGAAGGCTTTCGGTGGAAACTGGAATGTTGTCCAGATTAGGGTTCACGAGGATCCCGTCGTGGAAGATCCTATCAGTGATGTTTACCCAGAGCAATATGCATTTGTGGATGAAGTCGAAACTGAACAATAAAAAAAAACTTGTTACTAATATATAAACAATGATGAAGGGTCGCACTCAGCAAATCCTGATGATCGTCGCCGTCGCTGTTGTGATTTATCTCTTGTTTGCCATGAACAGACGCTCCAACTATTCCATCAACGAGAAGGAGTACAGCCTATTCGGTACCGCTCCCTCTACAGGTCCATCCACTGCATCTCTGGGTATGAATAAGGGTACCGGACTTGCCTCGTCTCTCCTCCCCCGTGAGGTCGCATCCAAGGAGGATTTTGGTCAGTTTGCCCCAGAGGAAATTCTCAAGGGTCAGAATTTCCTCGAACCCCGTAAGCAGATTGGATACCCCGAGACCATCGGTGGTGCCCTCCGCAACGCCAACCAGCAGATCCGCAAGGATCCCCCCAACCCCAAGGCGCCCTTCGTCTGGAACAACTCCACCATCGTCGCTGATACCATGCAGCGTGGTTTGTGCGCTTAAAGATTAGGTTTTAGTAATAGTAAATAATGACGTCTGTTTCAAATGAACTCTCTGAAAGTGTCTCTAAGTTAGTCGAGCTCACCAAACAACTCACCGAAGCGAAATCTGATATCAAGATCCTTAACCAGGAAGAAAAACGCTTGAAAGAAAATGTAAAAAAACACATGGTTTCTCAGGGTATTGATACCATTAACCTCAGGAAAGGTAAAATTAGTATCCGCAAGTCAGTCAGGAAAGGTAGTATGAATAAGGATGCGATTAAGGAAGGATTACTCACATTTTTTGGTGGAGATGAGACTAAAGTTGAGGGTGCTTTAAATGCGATACAAGATGGACTTAAAATGAAGGAGTCTACTTCGATCTCCTTAACCGGTATAAAGGATAAACCCGAGAAGGTAGATAAGTAAAGCACCATGGTCTGGAGCCAATACGTTGACGAAGCGACTATCGGGTTTGACGCCTACGTCAGTGATGACGATGAATATAATGAACACACTCCTCTGAATATCGAAGACTGGGAAGTCGAATACTCAGATGAATTACATGGAATGTGGAACGCAGTACTGAATCTATTATATGATTCTCATATCGAACATTCGGGAAAGTTTTGTGACTTTGTTGAATTTTGTTATGTAGAACATGATGACATTGATGATGAAGGTGTTACATATAAGTATGAAGATGAGATTTATAACATATGGTTAAACATTCGACGTATAATCAACCAGAATGGTCTCCATGAGGAGATGATGCGGGGTGCTACATTGTATCACTTCCTCGATTTCATGGAAAAAAATATGCACCTATATTAAATGCTTCCCGATATCACGACACAGAAAGTTGCCATCCCCGCCGCTCTTTTTATCGCACTGAGCCCCGGTCTCCTTCTCAAGACCGATGGCTCAAAAATCGAATACATGACCAAAACTACGGACCAAATGTCGGTGTTCTTCCACGCACTTGTATTCTTTCTCGTCTACAGTCTAATCGCGAAAGCATTGGGTCTGGTCCTTACACAGACCGATCTTCTCGTAACCACAGGTCTCTTCATCGCACTAAGCCCTGGTATTCTCCTCACCCTACCCCCAGGGTCAGGGGGTGTCTACATGTCCGGACAGACCAGTATCGAGTCTATGATGACGCATACCGTAGTGTTTGCCGTCATATTTGCGCTTTTACGACGTCAATTTCCTCAATTCTATTAAGTAAGAAGATGAAGTATCTCGTGTTAGGACCAGCGTCTATGGGGATATTTTCACTCGTGGGGTGTTTGAAAGCACGAGAATCTTCACTCGCAGATGTGAAGGAAATCTCGGGGTCATCCGCTGGTGCGATATTAGCACTTTTCTTAGCTGTAGGGATGTCGGTAGATGAAATCATGAAAGTGTGTCTCGATCTAAATGTTCCGAGCTATGTGAAGATACGATTGGGGTCATTTTTTACTAAATTCGGTTTTGTATCGATGGACCCAATACGTAAAAAATTGGTAAAAATTTGTGGATCTGACCCAACGTTCGCGGAAATAAATATGAAAGTGTACATATCAGCGTACTGTTTAAATACATCAGAAACTGTATATTTCTCAAAGGATACACACCCAGATATGAAAATCATAGACGCAGTCTGTATGAGTATGGCGGTACCGTTTATTTTTTCATGTGGAAAATACAATGGATTCATGTTCGTAGATGGGGCAACAAAAGAGGAATACCCACTCACACCGTTTATGGATAAAAAGCCACATGAAATTACATGTATACAAGTTAAAATTGCTAAAGTATTTCACGAAAGTATAGATACACCAAAAAAATTTGTAGATATTCTCGTTCGTTCAGCACTTTCCAACAGGGTAACGTATGATATACCAATTGAATTAGTGAACATAAATGTTGGTCAGACAGATGTATTCAATTTCAACATGTCATACGAAGAAAAGGTAAAATTATATAATTTAGGATACTCAACTCGATAATACTTTTTTTGTTAGTTTAATATAAATGACTGAAGCGTGCGATCCAGACGCTGACATAGAAACCCTCAGAAAGATGATAAAAATTAAAACTGGGGAAGATATTAAACTCACAAGGAGACAGATGTGCGAGGCGTATGATAACATACACGCCAGTAAATTACCTCTACCACCCCTCGTGATGACTTCTGATCGAACATATTTGCTCGATAGAGCATCTCCTTTGAAACATACGGATTATGAACGCCTTTTCGATTCTTCAACCAAGCGGGTTGAACTGAAACGAATTGCACGTAAAGTTGGTCTCACATCTCAAATTGAGCAGATGACCAAAAAACAGTTGGTTGAAGCCATTGGTAAACGCCTCAGGTATTTGAAAATTCACGAGCCAGTGAAAATCTCATCTAAGCGTCTCTCTATAAAAAAGGAAGAACCCGATACTACCACCAACAACACAGCAGTGAACATGAACACGAACAGTTCTAACAACACAGCAGTGAACACGAACACGAACAACACAGCAGTGAACATGAACACGAACACGAACACGAACAACACAGCAGTGAACCTGAACAACACAGCAGTGAACGTGAACCGTTACAATAACACAGCAGTGAACTCGAACCGTTACAACAACACGGCAGTTAACTCGAACACGAATTCTGAGACGATAAACGTTTCTGGTAATAAACAAGGTGTAAAACTACAAGCTAATATTTTCGGTGGACCTCCCACTCTAGTTTTCCCCAACCGACTCTCGTTCAAGCCGTCGATTGTTGCTTCTAAGACCAACTCCGGAAATCAAACAACTGTGGGTACAGGTACCAACTCTAGAACTCAAGCGAGTTTTAACAGGATCATCATTCCAACTAAAAATAAGCAGAACCCTGCTTTCTTGACTGCGACCACTTCTACTGGTACCAACGCGGGTCCTCCTCCACAACAAGCCAGCCTTGGAGGCGTTTTCAAGAAGAAGCCAGGGTTTTTGAATACCTCACAACAAACCAATCTTGGTGGTGTTTTCAAGAAGAAACCAGGGTTTTTGAATAAGAAGGAAGAAACAACACAGAATGCTTCTGTGGGAGGTGGTGGACCCCCAAAACCCGGTATGTTCAATTGGATGAAAGGTAAGGGTACCACCCCCAAAACAGCTAACACTGGAACTGGTAGCAACAACACACCCAAAAAACCCGGTATGTTCAATTGGATGACGGGTAAGGGTAAGAAATCAGTTAACACGGCTACTGCTACTGCTACTACTAATTCAGTTAACGCGGCTACTGCTACTGCTACTACTAATTCAGTTAACGCGGCTACTGGTACCAACGTCAAACAACCCAGTATATTTAACGCCCTAACTGGTGGTGGTAACAACACGAAAACGGCTAACACTGGAACTGGTACCAACAACACGAACGTCAACCAGCCCAGTATATTTAACGCCCTAACTGGTGGTGGTGATAACAAGCCGAAAACGGCTAACACTGGAACTGGTACCAACAACACGAACGTCAACCAGCCCAGTATATTTAACGCCCTAACTGGTGGTGGCAACAAGCCTAAAACGGCTAATAGTGATGTTAACTATGTAGCCAATAAAATTATGAATGAAGTCAATAGAGATGTCCGATACCAATTAAGAAACAAGGGTGATGATGCTATTTTGAAAAGTGTCTCTGATGATATACTTGATCAGCTGTTGAAAAAGGATGTCACGAATTCTATTAACAGAGTGAACCGAGTGAATGTTGCGAACCGAGTGAATGTTGCGAACCGAGTGAATGTTGCGAACCGGGTGAACGTTGCGAACCGAGTGAATGTTGCGAACGTTCGTACCAGTGTAGCTAACGATATCATGAATCAGTTGATAAAGAAAGACATCACCCCATCTATAAATAAACGTGCAGGTTACGTTCGTAAGATAGATGTTAAATCTAAAATCAATGGTGTGAACAACAAGAAAGAAATTGATTTCGTAGCGAATAAGATTTTCAGTCAACTCACAAAGGATCTCAAAACAACTATCAACGTCAGTGCCCCCATGACTAATAATAAATTTGTTGCGCGACCCAAAAATGTTTCGAACAACAAGAAAGAAATTGATTTCGTAGCGAATAAGATTTTCAATCAACTCACGAAGGATCTCAAAACAACTATCAACGTTCGTGTCCCCAATACTATTAGGAAAGTTGGGAAGCCCAACAACAATGTAAAGATGGTGAACAACCCCTTGTTTGAGAACGCGTCCAACAACAATGTAAAGATGGTGAACAACCCCCTGTTTGAGAACGCGTCCAACAACACATTTAAACTCAATAATGAAATTACAGTCACACCCAACACTACCAATAACATTAGGAAGAGTGTAAATGACATTCCCGAAGAAGTTGAGCGCCAAGATGATGAGGTTCGTAACATGGTCACGAAACTTAACTCGGAGAGGAATAGGATCAAGAATAAAGTTACGAAGGAATTGAATCTTAGACCAGATAACAATGGTGTTTTCAGTGAGAGACGTGGCTTGGACAAGGGTAGGATAGGTCAGTGGGCGAAAAAATTGAGAGAAGCTGATACGATCGAGGAATTGAAGAACATTGAACAAAAAATGAACCAAAAGACGGAACTCCGCAAGAATATCGAAAATAGGTATACGAAGTTGGGTCTCACGAAAGTTGAGAAGATGGACCATCGTAGAAAAGTAGTTAAATTCGAGAACAATGTGGATGCACGACGCAAACTCGTAGAAATTCAGGTGAAAAATAAGACCAATAACAATAACAATAACACAAAATCTGTAGTATCTAACTACAACTCAAACGCGAATGCAAATTCGAATGAATCCAAGAAGATGAAATATGGCTCCCGTGAGAATTTTATAAATGCTAAAAAGGTTGAACTCCGAGAATTGAACAAGAACACAAGTACAAACTTCAGTAGAAATATAAACCGCATGGAAAATCGAACAAACGTCGCAAAACTTCGTGGGAGAATCGAAGGAGCTGTTCGTAGAAATGAATCCTTGAAAAAGGTTCCACCCAGAAATCAGAAGTTCATTCAAACGGGTATATCCGCCCAGGCTTCAGTTAAAGCGAATGCGAGGCGAGCAGAACTCATGGCTCGTAAAGCTGCGAAGAAGAAGCCACCCACGAAGGTCGAGCCTGTGAAGGTCGAGCCTGTGAAGGTCGAGCCCGTGAAGGTCGAGCCCGTGAAGGTCGAGCCCGTGATGACCAACATAGAGCGAATCAAAAGGGCTGGTGCGGTTTCTGAGGCGAGGCGTGCGGCGAAGGCTGAATTACGGAAGAAAAATAGGCAAGTTGCCAAATCTACCGGACAAGGTGTCAAAGCTACACAAAAAAAGCAACAAATAAAGCGTAAGTAAACTCAAAAATATCTAAAAATGCATCTAAAAATGATTCACATTGACGACGACTGCACCGTGATTACCGACATGCCTCTCAGCGACGAGGTTGCCGATTTTATTAGTACTGGTCTTCATAGAGACATGTCGAACGAGGATGTAGAGGGGTGGTGTGATACAAATTTGGATGAACTCGTGAATATTTATGAGAAGTACAAAGGTACGTACTTGTCATATGGATTAGCGGAGATGACTCTCTTTTTTTCACAGACAGTCTATGAGAGAGACAATGTACACGAAATGATTAGCGACTTTGTAACCTTTCAGTAATTATAATTTAAAGATATAAAGTACCTTTAAGCTAATGAATACATGCGACGTGTGTTGTGAAAAGATAAATAAGATACACCACAAAAAAGTCGAATGCCCCTTTTGTGATTTAGTGAGTTGTCGATCATGTTCACAAAAGTATCTTCTCTCAACGTTTGAAGACCCCCATTGTATGGGGTGTAAAACGTTATGGAATCGTGAATACATCGATTCATTTTGTACGAAGTATTTTAGAAATACTGAACTTAGACGACACCGTGAAAATATACTGTTCGAACGGGAAAGGGCGCTCATGCCTCAGACACAAGTTGAAGTTGAGAGGATACTCGAGATAAGAAGACTTAGACATGAAGCCACGGAACTTCGTCAGACTTTAATCGATATTTACCAGACACATAGGATGTCCTATCCGATTACAGAAGATGTACTCATACAATACCCAGGAATAATAGCATTACATCGCGAGTTGGAAGCAGTATATGTTAAAGTCGAAGAATTGAGGAATCTTGGTGAATTAAATGTGAATGGTCAAATAAAATTTACGCGTAAGTGTCCAATTGAGGAATGTAAAGGATTCCTAAACGAAGAGTATTTTTGTGGTTTGTGTCGTAATAACTTTTGTAAAGATTGTTTAGAACCTATCGGAGATGACCACGCATGTGACCCACGAGTTGTAAAGACGATGAAATTGTTAAATCGAGATAGCAAGTCGTGTCCCAAATGTGGAACGGTCATATACAAATCCAGTGGGTGTTCACAAATGTGGTGTATCAACTGTCACACAGCGTTCGATTGGAGATCTGGTGAAATCGCGACTGGGCGTATACACAATCCACATTTTATCGAATTTAAGAGGAAAGGGGGTGCGAGTAGGGAACATGGAGATATTCCGTGTGGTGGTATTCCCACATACAGGGAACTGCGTCAAGCCGAGGCATCCGACGAATTACTTAATCTATCAACCTATATCTTTTATGCGGATAGGGAGAATGCGTACATTGACTTGGAACCCGTTCATAACTTACATACCCGTGTCGCGTATATGCTGAATCAACTCGACGAAAAGACGTTTAAAACATTTTTACAGAGACAGGAGAAATTTAAGGATAAGATGAGGGATATGTCACATATATTTGAAATGCTTACACACACAGGTGGAGATCTCCTCCGTCAATTTGTACTCGAACCATCACGACAACTGGAAATCGTAGACTTGTTATCAAAATTGTTGACGTATGGGAATGAAATTTTTGAAACAATACGAAAAAGATATAATTGTGTATTACCAAAAAATTTATATTTCTAAATACTATGATGAATGATAGTTTGGTTATACTCATATTGGCTCTTGTAATTATGTATATGTTACCGAGATATCCAGAACCAACGTTGATTGAGAATTTTCTAACCGAAGAGGAACGAAGACATATCATACAAAAAGCTTCGGGGAAACTGGAACCATCAACCATCTCAGCAGACAAGACGATAGACACGAGTTTTCGCAAGAGTGATACAGCATGGTTGGGTAGAGAAGATACAATTATAGATACCGTGATGAGAAAATGTCTGAAATACACAGACAGACCTATAGACAACTACGAGAAACTCCAGGTTGTTAGATACAAAGCTGGTGGATATTACAAACCCCACCAAGATTCGTTCGCGAATGAGGAGAACATGCGAATGTATACATTCATACTCGCATTGAATGATGGATACAGTGGTGGTGAAACTGTATTCCCAAACATAAAAAAATCGTATACACTCAAGGCTGGTGATGCGTTATTTTTTGATACGTTAGATAACTACAATCTCATTACATCCAAAGCTTTACATGGTGGTAAACCTGTAAAGTCGGGGGATAAATGGATTTGTAATTTATGGGTAAGGAAATACCCGTATCCAAACGGACTTCCGTCTCATTGATCTACGGCGACGATTACTCTTTTTGGGTTTTTTGGTTGGTGGAGATATCCTTGAAGCTAATTTTTTAATAAAATAAAGTTCGTATGTAAATTTTTCGAAGCGTTCATCATCTTCAGAAAATTCTATATTCTTTTTGTAAATTATATTCCAAAGTTTTTTATATTTTACATCCGGAATCATCAAACATTTATAATACTTTGTGACAAATTCAAAAAGTTGTAGTGCATATGCTACCTTTTTATTCTCATCTTGTTCATCCTCAAATTGTATGCGAGAATCAATTATCTTATCAGTCATCTCACACACCGTGAATAGATCAAGATACGTAAATTTAGAACACGTGAAACAAGAAACACCACCGTCATTGAATTGTTTTAAAATACAATCATCACAAAACGCGTGGTCACACGATAACTTGGTTCTATAGTACATTGGTTTGTCACAAGCCCCACACTCTTCATTCACGACATGTTTATGATCCGCACACAATCGAGTATCGTCTATGACATATTTTTTACAGGGATAATTATCAGGTCCACAAGCGATGCATAACATCCTTAAATATATTTATATTACAAAACTTTAATATACATGTCATCATATTTGGAATTACCAACTTACACATATGAAAAAATGACGATGGATGAAAAACGGTTGTTCAGAAGGGATTTTGAAAAACCAGTTGTTATACGAGGATTGTACGAGCCAGAAGCGAAAAAGATGACCATGGAAAAAATCATTTCCATGTTTGATGATGTCCGGTTACCCATAGAAGTGTACAAAACAGAAAATACACACACCTGTTCCGCGAGTGTAAAAGAATATACGATGGAAAAACTGTTTAAACACTGGAAAACAAATAAGTCACCATTATTATATTGCGCAGAAGTTGATTTATTCGAACAGGATGTTTCAGAAAAATTGTTGAAATCCTTACATAACCCAAAAACAGAACAGAAGGTAATTGATGAATTGTTATTATATTTAGGTAAAAATCATAAAACTGGTTTACATTTACATGTCAATAATGATTTTATACTAAATCAATTATTTGGGAGTAAAACAGTTTACATCTTCGGTAATTATGACAATCCAAACATTCGTAAAAATTCATTCTTTAAATTCAGTAGTTCCAATTTTGCTGTAGGTGATTTTTTTGAAATGGATCACAGCAAAATGAAAATTTATAAAACGATATTATATCCGGGTGATAGTCTCACTATCCCACCGTGGTGCTGGCATGCTACACACGGACACGGAATTAACATGTCCATCACCGAGACCTTTTTAAGACGAGATGATTCTTATATATGGAAAAACCCAAATTTACTACTTGAATATTTTTTCGAGGGGGGACCACAAAGTTTGATAAACGTATTCGTGGTTATTTTCATTTTATTTTTCGTTTTAAGGTGTAATAGTACACCCACTTAAAACTTGAATACCATATCAAAGTATGAAATGCTCCGCAACTTTTTCTGAAAACAGTCTCTACAAGATAAAGGTGGCAAAAACTCGACGGAATGTTCTTGAGAGTATGTACCAACGACCGAGTATTGTGGAGGTGCGCCCAATCAAGGAAAATCTGAGACTTCGTTTACGTTTCACAGAAGCGATAAAAGAAGCACAGGAACTGTGTAAACTGGATAAGGATTCATCGGAATGTCATTGGGCTTGGTATGAGGTGGATGAGTTGGAGGATTCTATGCTACGTCTATATCCCGATAGATGGTGACATTTGGTGGTTCATCGTCGTACCCATAATACTGAATCGATATCCCGAATAGATCTACCATTTCAGGGTTGACGTCTTCATTCATATATCTTTTCCAGTTTTGTAGAGTTGTGTAGAAATATTCATTACCTTCCTCTGAAAATGCACCTATGCGCATGAATGGTCTACTACGTAACTTTCTCATATATTCATGAACAGCTTCGGGTAATGGTGTTGCTCTATTATAGACTGATTTTAAGATGTCAATAATGTAATATCCGTGTGAATCACAAATAATATTGACTTGCATATTGGGAAAACCCTTGATATACGCATTAAAATCTGAATTACTGGGGAGGGTGGTAAATATCGGTGTATTTTCACATATAGTCCATTCATGATACCCAATCCCTGGGTGTGTATGATATGATATTTCAGAATACCATACTCGTTCAATTTCAGGAGATTCGACAGTGTTTCGTTTTTTTGATGTAACCCGTGTTGGTGTACTAAAATTAAAATTAGTATATTCGATACCACCTGCATATTCCCATCGCTTGATAGAAGATACCTTACTTATCTCTTTCAAATTGTGGACAACTTCACGAGACAATTTCAATCGTTGTCTTCTTAACATCACATTTGGACGTACGACGCCTAATCTCATTGATACCCTTATATATACTGAGAGTTTATAGGGATTCGTTTTTAACTATGAGAAATTCATTATGTTATTTTTATCTAAAAGAGTGATCTCACCAAGTTCACTCCAAGTGTAATATTTAATAGATATTCCAAATTGTTTACGCATGATAGGATCTATGTACTTATTTATAGTACGTTTCCAGATGGGTGAGGTAGTTTGGAAAAAAGGGATACTACTCCATGTCACTGCGACTCTCTCGAATTCTTTAGAACGTATGAGACTCTCGAATGTTTCGATCACCTCACCCGCGTTAGGTTTGTTCATATTCGTTTCGATGAGGTCTATGATATAGTATCCCTGTTTTTCGAGGATAATATTTGCCTGTACACTCGGATACGTGTTTATATACAATTTCAAATCGGGTCCACTCGGATACGTAAAAAGTGGTCCCATATCCTTTGGAGCTGGGTGACTATGATACGTGATATACTGGGTCACATCTTCCTGTGTGAAAGTTACACCACCCAATTTTTGATTTGTATGGGCGGTTGGTGTACCAAACCTCGCGTAATTTCGTATATTATTTACAGTGAAAGGTATCGAACCTGCATACTCGACCCGTTCATCCAACGTTTTTTTGTAAATCTGTTGTAAATTTCCGATTAGTTTCCGACTTAACCGAACCGATAAGTACCGATTGTTCATACTGGTTACCGTACCAAGATTAAAAAAATTACGTGGTATATTGACCCGTTTAAATGCACGAGAAAGTTGATTAATCATACTTTCCCTTCTACGTTTATTCAACAGTAACTCTTTGGTTCTTTTCTGTCTACGCACAGCTTCCGCGCGTTGTTTTTCCGTCGGTTGGGTGGCTATATTTTTTATAGACTTCCTATCATTTACCATCTTATAGTAGATAAAGAAGAAAAATTAGTTGGATCTAATGATAGAAGACCTGGCTCGAGAGATATATTCTCAACTGGGACCTGGGTACAGTGAGAGAGTATATCATACTGCTATGGAAGTTTTACTACGTGAGAAGGGGGTTCCTTACGAATCTGAAAGAATCATTCCGATTCCGTTCAAGGGGCATGTGATTGGTAATTTAAGGGCGGATATCATTATTAATAACGAGACTGTTTTAGAGTTTAAGACGATCAAGACCCTGAATGACGCGGCGGAGTTGCAGGGTAATAACTATCTTCGTCTGACAGGTCTAAAGACGGCGTATCTGGTGAATTACCCACCTCATCCTGGTCGGGAGGTTGAGGTTCGGAAGATTCATATAGGGTGAGAAGAGATGGTTCATCGTATCATTTAACTGTACACTTGAGCGCAAAAAATATAATCCAAGCCATGAGAACGTCAATGCTATAATGCGCTCTCGTGGAAATGGTCACGAGAGATGAAATGATTGGGTACACGGGGAATAATCCATTGTTTAAAAAGTAAGATGTCACGATATTGAATGTCGTGTGTCCCGAGAACATGTAATCGTTACAGTTCGAGAGTGGGTTATTCTGACTACATGGTTTACTTTTCGCTCTTGGAAATTGAGTCACCATATTTGAGAGCGCCCGCATGAAATACATGATGGTCAGAAATGATATGTATTTCTTTTGATTTATATTTTTCCAGTTGAGTACCAAGAAAATGAAAGGTACGATTAATGTGATGTCGTGTAATATCTCATGTTTACTCAAATCTGGTAAGATGTCGAAACCAACATCTCGTATCTGACCCCCAAACCCTTCACCTCGTGGTTTTGATATTAATCTTCCGACGAGCGTATTCAATAAAAGCGCGATTACGAGAAGTATCCACATTATTAATACTCGATATTTTAATGTATACAGGTGTTCCACCACTTGGTGGTTTTCTACAGAAATTCTTACACGTACAACAATCTCGGGGATTCATGAGTTGTCTCTTATTCACGTAACACCTGTAAGGTAAGTAAATGTCATTTTTGAGAATCCTAATAATTCGGTCGATAAGAATCATCTTATATTAGTTTCTCTTTCACCCAATCTCTATCCTGTTTAAAAATTTTGGAAAGGTTACGGTCTTTGTTCTTGAAGAGTATCATGAGTGCGTTTAGACGGCGAAACAGGCTGAGGGGGGGTTCGCCTGATCGAATAACACGCATCAATGCGCGGTGACGCGCCAATACACTCTTGTCCTTTACGTCTTCGTATCCATGCTCACTGAGATACTTGGAATTGCTCATAACCATGTACACGAGAGCCATTTATCATATCCGTATATTATTTTGAGTCCCTACAAATTGGACATATATCAAAATTATTGAAACATTTTGGACACGCAAAGTGTGAACATTTACGCATTTTGACGCACTCTGTCTCTTGGATACATATTTGACACTTATCACGTTTAAATTCCAAGGATTTGTTACTAAATCTCCAAAAACACCTACTACAGACTAATAACCCCTGTCGCATCATCTTACGACATACAGGAAAATTCGGACATTCTTCGATCGACATTTAATTATACTGTCGGAATAAATTCCCACTTAAGTTTTTCACAAATCTTTTTCCATATCATATCTTGTTGATATAACTTTTCCTTGGATTTCAAAAGTGGGAAGTATTGGAGATATTGATCTTCACTCAGGAGTTCACAGAATTTGTAGAGGACATAGGAATAGCTGAGGAAATTCTTCCTCTCTGTTGGACAGTTGTCGTCGAATGGTTTCTGAATATCCTTGAACATTATGCGAAGACACTCTTCGAGTTCTTGTGGCATGTTTGGAGGTTTGATGCCGTTTAGGATGTTGGTTATGTAGGGTACGTGTTCGTAATACTTGTTGAGTCGTAGCTTTTTCAGTAGACTTCTAATTTTTATGTGTGTGATGTCTTCGAGCTTTTTAATTTTCATCTTTCGGAGTTCCGCTCTCAATTGATCCATCACTTCAATTGGTATCGTGGTGGTCTCTTGTGCTTGAAACTGTGAGAGCCATTCATTGAAATGGTTTTCTCGTTTGTATGAATAGTTGATGATCTTTTCGGATGTTTCTTGTTCTTCTCTGTAGGTGAGTTCTTGATTTATGTGTGCGGCGACAACCAGACCACATCCATCACATATCAAGTCACTCGTGTCTTGGACATGAACGATATTACTATCTAGACATGTCTTACATATATCGAGTGTTCGCTCGGGGTGTCTGTATATGTTTTGTTTTTCTACGTCTATGAGATAATCTGTAAATATATCCTTTCGAGCCAACCCAACAGTCTCCTTCACATTGAACACATTATCTGTATGTATTTTGTCGTCTGTCTGACTCAGATGGCGTTCTATGAAAGGCATACACTTAATAATGTATTGAGACATCTCAGATTCATATTTAGATTTATTATGTGGTTCTCGACTAATAAGGTCTGACCATTCTTCTATTTTATTATTATATCTACTTAAAAAGTTACCTTCCATTCTTTATATAATGTTCTTTAAACTTTTAAGTAATGTTTATCTTTTATATAAAAAACTTACCACACCAAGGGATTATCAAATCATTTCCGAAAAAATGGAGTACAAGATAAATTATGATTTGAAGTATCACCTCGAAGATGATTTCTGGAAAAGGGAAAGTAAGGACTGGGATGGTATACTCGAAGATTTTTACGTTGTTCCGACGGGTTATGATTTTAGAACCACCACCATCCCAGAAAATATTGAAAAAATTATATTAAGAATCAAATATTACTTCAACGATAAAGTATACTCTGTAATATCAAATGATCATACATTCACGATCGACAGTAAAAATGAAGAATCATCAATGAAGTTTGTTATCCCATTGAGTAGTGTCTGGATAGTCGATCATGATGATAAACCGATTAGAAACATTACTGAAAAGGTGAGAAGGTATTCTGGTCCAAGGTGTGATTTTCATCAACAAAAGGTTCCACTCAGGGATTTTCTGTATTATGAGCCGGAATATCTCAAGACGAGATTTCCAAAGATTGTGATGAAGAATGCTATAGGTATGAAAAAGACGGTGTCGACTTTAGAAGGATACACTACGGATCTTCAGATACCTTAGTAGCCAGATAAAATTTAAGCTCACCTAAATTAGCGACGTTGTATTTTAAAATTAAAAACCGGTTACCATTTTCTTGTATAATTTGCACAGACGCACACATACTCGTCGCCTTTGTAAAGATATTCAGGTACTTCAAACTATATAACCCTGTATAATTGGGACTATGTTCAGGGCATTCGATAGATGTTTCCTGATTTGCGAAATCACCTTCACATTTCAAATGAATCATATTCCCCTCCCGTCTAATTTCAATTTCCGAACCCAAATTGGACATGTCGCGACAGAGTCTCTGGAAATCTGCGGATGGTAAGGTTGTGATAGTGGACATCTCAATATCTGGTACTTCGATATGATTCTCGTTGATATCCAGTAGTTTAAGTTGAAACTTGGTACTCGTCTTCTTACTTTCACTCGTGATTTCGATGTTCATGAACTCCTTAGAATTGATTTCAATCTTAATCACGTCGTTATTCGTGATTGTTTTCATAATCTTGAAGGTATTCGATATGTTTATACCAGCGATGATCTCTTCTTGATCACACTCGTATTCTTCGAAGTTATCAGCCGCCAGGAAAAGGTCGATGAGAGAGGTTCTCGCTGTATCCAATGTGACTACATACATCCCCTGTGGTCTGAAATATATGTTCACATCGTTCAAGATATCCTTTAGAACCTCAAATATTGATTTGAATGCGGTAGCCTGTATCGAAACTAATTTCATATCTATTGAGATAAAATCGACTTACATCTTTAAATCCTTATACACTTCACCCTTAGCCACATCCCTGTTAATCTTATCCTCGAGTTCCTTTGTCATCGCGGGCTGGAGCGACTGACCGTAATTATCTAAATAAAAGAGACCTGAATCTTTATCACTTCCATCCAATGCCGACATCGAGCATATTGCGCTACCAAACCCCTCGTGTTCAATATCCTTTTTGGGTAAGAGCGACTCTAACCAGTTTTTTATTTCGTTCCCCACGAGAATCTTTCCGTTTTTGGTCAGCATGGTCGGTACACGGTTGATCTTACTGGCGTATTCTCCCGGTATACCTTGTGTGTTGACGTTATGGTAATGTACAAGCTGTTTCAATTGTTTGTTATCGTTAATGTATTGAACTAAATCCATGGAGTGTTTACATCTCGGACTGTAAATCAACAGTGACATCTAATATGTATAGGGTATTTTGTAAAAAAAAATTAACGCATTATAGTAAAAGATGGATACACTTAAGATTGCGATCGGGGCTATACTTGTCGCGATTCTCCTGGTGATGTTCAGGCGTGAGACATATTCCGAATCATTTGGATTTTCAGGGTATAAGAAACCAGTCAACTACATAAAACTCGATGACCCCAGACCAGACTATTCTGGGTATTCGCTTGTAGAGAGTAATGTCGATCATGACATGATGGAGAAGTTCGCGATGGAAACGAACAAGGAGTTGCTCAAACGCCTTGGGTTTTCTGTGTACATAATAGAGACACAGTCGGTCAAGACGTACGAGGGTGGTCCAGACAGGATGTATGAATGTGTGTTTATGGTCGTGAAGAATGATGGATTCTCGTTTGGTTTCACAGTGGTCGCGTCGTTCATTGAAAAAGATGGGAAGATTCGTATACGATCTCTCCGATCCCAGCCTCTCCGTGATCAGGCACCCGATGATATCAGTATATACACGAAAGATTCTATCGGTAAAGAATTTGTCAACTATAAGCTCATCAAGGAGAGTGCTATGCCAAATATCGATGGGTTAGAATCCACAAAAAATAAATTAAGTTAATTGTAATGATCAGCATCAATGACATCATAAAAATTGATGATAAGAAGAAAAGGATAAAAAAAGAAATTTATACAAAAATTTACGAACAGTTTTCATCGAAGATTAGAAAATCTGTAGAACTCAATCACAAACAGGTGTTTCTCACAGTACCTATATTTCTCGTTGGTTATCCAGTGTATGACCGGGGTGCTGCGGCTAAATATGTCATGAGACAGTTCCAGAATGGTGGTTTTGACGTTCAGTTATTGAGTGAATTTGATATATACATATCTTGGAATACCTCAAAAAAGAAAAGAGAATCACACAAAGAAGTTGAAGATGATGCCGATTTCCCAAATCTAATGAATCTCAAGAAGATAGCCAACCAGTACAGGCGAAATGGTGCGTAGTAAATTTTTAATTTAAAACCCAATTAATCATAAATGGATAATTTGAATATACTAGTCGAGGCGAAGAAGGAATACCTCGGGCAGATGTGTATGATTATGTGTCCACCTATGATTGACGTTTTTAATGATATGTACGATGAAGCGACTAAACTTTCCAAGGGGCGGAAAGTTTTGATAATGTTTCAGAAATTACTCAAGGAAGTTCCCAATTGGTCGAACGCCATGTCTAAACAACACTCGGATAATATCGCGAATAGGTGTGCTTGGTTCAATGATCTCTTGGCTGCTGTTTTCGTCGCGTGTACGAAAATTCTTTCCGCGGTTCGACTCAGGGCTGATAACAAGAAGATTTCTCTCAAACTCCCTACGAACGAGGTTTTCATCCAAACGTGTTATAACAATATCGCGAAGGATCTCTACCGGGACCCGTACATTTTCCATGAGGAACAGAGCGTTTACAACCGAGACGAGAAACTGAACATTCGTTTATGTCTATGCATCGAGAATTCCGTAAAGGAACTCATCCCCGTTCAGCAGATTTTGCAGACATACATGTCCCAGGAATCCAGGGACATCGATCTTGATGGTGAAGTGCATGATAGCGAAGACCCTGATATCTTCGATGAACCCGAGCCAATGATGGAACCCGAACCAATGATGGAACCTGAGCCAATGATGGAACCCGAACCACAGATGGAACCAGGGTATCAGGAGTTTAAAACGATCCCGACTGTCCAGACACCCATGGAAGGGTACATGGAACCAGAACCAGAACCAGAACCTCAGCAGCAGCAGCAGCAGCAGCCGCAGCCGCAGCCCGAAGATGATGATGTGCTATTCGGTGACGCACCAGAGACTCGTACAAAAAAAGTTGGCTATTATTAAATGGAACTCTCTGATTATTTACGTGACCCAGTCTACGCCGCTCTCATAGCGGGTGCTACGACAGCCGGGTATATTCATCTCAAGGCATATTTAAACAACGAAGGAAAATTGGAATTAAATCAGTACGTGAAGCCGGCGGTTCTCGTCGCTATTCTCGTCTACATGATCATACTCAATGGTCTTGGTAAAAAAGAGACCATTTCTAACGAACCTTTCTAAACTTAAAGATTACATGTATTTAATAAGAAAATGGCGTCCGTCTCTGCGTTTAACGATATGATGGGACAATTTCTTGTGGAATTGCACAAGTCCTTTCCAGATGAAAAGAGTATCAAAAAGATGTTAACATCGTATGATCTTATTAGAACAGCTTCACCCAAGCTCGTCGTCGATGGTTTCATGAGCAGTGTTTCCCCCCACGCCGATATGATTTCCGCGAAGGATGAAAATTTCATTCTCGTTCACTCCCCCGATATTGAATTTCTCAATGAGCTCGATCTCGTCGGTTTGTGGATGCGCATGAATGAAGGCACCAAGGCTGCCGTGTGGCAGTATCTCCAGACCCTGTACATCCTCGGTACGACTATTCAGTCAGTTCCAGAGGAAACACTCGGTATGATTGAAACTCTCGCGAAAGAGTGCGCTGATAAGATGCAAAACGGTGATGGTGAATTTAATCAGGATGCCCTCATGAAGATGATGTCTGGTTTAATGGGTGGTCTACCAAAAAAATAAACCTCGACTATATTAAATGAAAGTTTGGTTTGAAGATCCTGCACAACTTGTCAATACTAAAAAAATATTAGATTTCTGGCCTAATAGTAAACAAACACCAGAGGATAGAATTAATGCCGCCTCACGATTTGTTATTTATGCTTCTTGTGTATTATTCCTCATTCGTCGTGATCTCCGTATGTTCATTTTAGGTATGACTGTCTTATCGATCATCTTTGTGATGTATAAGATGAATGTCATCAAGGAACCGTATGGAGATGTACAGACCACATCAATGTGTCAGAAACCAACGATGGAGAATCCTCTCGGGAATGTATTAATGACGGATTACAGCGATGCCCCAAACAGGTTGGAAGCATGTTATTACGCATCCGAAAAAACACTCATGGATAAATTCAGTGGTGACCAGGTTTCATACGATTCGGGGCGTTCCCGTAGTACACTCCCCAAGTATCAACGTAATGCGTATGAACGACAGTTCGTGACGACCGCCGTGTCGAAGATTCCAGGGGACCAGACGGAGTTCGCGGAGTGGTTATACGGATCGAAGAATAAACCAATGTGTAAGAGTGATGCGAAAACATGCAGCCCCGACATGCGTGGTACCCAGTTAGAGGCATTTGGTGGTCTTCAGAGAAGTGGTGATAGACGTTAATGTGGATTAATATTCTTGTGTATTAATAAATGGCATATCAGCTTCAACCTGGTCTTTCTATTGTCGAAAATAAAGGCGCTCTCCCATCTGTGAGAGCGACAGATGAAGTGTTTGTTTACCCTCAGCCCAGTCACCTGAACTATGGTTCTCGCCCCAATACGATGTTGTACGGTACCGCCCCCTATATGGCGGGTAAAGGTGCCCCAGCGAGATTTATTGAAACGAGTGATCAGCTCAGACCACAATCTACATCTCGGTTCAACAAGACCATCGTTCAGACATATGAGCGTAATCTGTTCCCTCTCACCAACATGGAGTGCAAGACCCCTCTTCGCACCATGCGATACGAGCCGTCGAGTACCCGTGCTGAACTCCAAAACGGACTTTTCCAGAAAAGATACGTCAATAAAAATATCGTTAAGAAGTAAGAATGGCAGATCCTATTTCCATATTAGCTATAGCTGGTCTCATTTATGCCGGTCGGTCACTGAGCACAAAGTCTAAAACGGAGCTGTATACCCCCCCAGGGGTACAGGTAATCGCACCCGGACCCTCCCCTCCTCAACCAGACTTTAAGGAGAATGATTTCGTGTCCAGGGTAGCCGCCCCCGCGAAAAGAGAGATGGATAGTTTCGCGGATATTGGGCGTCAACAAAGGTCGGGTGGTCAAGAGCTTCTCGAAATGCGTGGTCGTATGTATGATCAGGGACGCATGAATAACCTCTCCCCCATCGAGAAACAGTTGGTGGGTCCAGGTCTCGGTGTCAGCGCCGATACACCAGCGGTGGGTGGTTTCCAACAGATGCTTAGAATTAACCCAATTAATGTGGGTGAATACAAACTCACTACTCTCCCAGGACGATCAGGTCCCGCCATGGACGTTACAGGTGGACGCTCGTCGAAAGTTGGAGAACTCACTCACAATAAACCAGATACGACAGCGTATCTTCCTTCTCGATTACCTGTTATGGCTGGTCGCGCTCAGGGAATGACCGGTGTTGTCCCCCGCAACGAACACGAGAAGACTAAGCGTACCACCAACCGATCCGAGACTGGTCTACGTGAGGATGGGTTGGGTTTCAACGGCGCCAAGCGTTTAGTCTCCGCGCAGACACTCGCCCAAGACCCAACTCGTTTCAAAGGTGATCGCAATGACGAACAGTACGCATACGCGAACCAGCCAGCCCCAGGTATTCACAGTTTCCATGGTGGGTACACGAATAATGTTGCTACCAAGATTACTGAGAAAACGAACGAGGAGCTCATGAAGTATGGTTTCCGACCCGAAGATCGTCGCGGTAAGCCCAATCGTATGGGTAACGCTGGTCGCATGAATGTCCGTGAGAGTGCCCTCAAGCAAGGTGGACAAATTACAACGGTTAGAAGTGATACCTCTCGAATCGATGGTCGTATGAACGCTGCGAATGGTGCCTGGACCCAACAATATCAGAACAACACATTCCATCAACTCAATCCTTACAAGGGTAATGAAAACCCCAACTCGAGAACGCTCGATATTGCGACGAAGCAGTTAAAGAACAATCCTCTCTCACATTCACTTTATGCTTAAATGAAAAAAATGGTCGATTGATGAAAAACAATCATTAAAATAGTATACCTCTATTTTAATGAAGGTCCATAACCTCAGCATAGATAGTAGTCAACACGGTGTGAATATAATCGCATCAAATTCGTATCAGGACGTTAACGGTTCGTACGTGATAGATGATTATTCAAACACATTCTCAAAACCAAATACTTATATAGTTCATCTGAAAAATCCAATCTATGACGTCTCTGAGATTAAACTCATTTCCGCCAGGATTCCTACACCACAACTCATGATATGCCCTACGAATAACACGTTCAGTGTGAACGGTACAAGCATCACGTTACCCGAAACAAACTATTCTAATGGACATGTTTTGGCTCAAGATCTTGAAACTCTTTTGGCACCTCCATCTTCAAATGTGAGTCTCGCCGTGTATGATGATGATACAAATTCGATTAGCTTTTCCAACGTGGGAACATCTAATGCATTCACGTTCGAATTTTTTGATGGAACAAATGGATTCTTACAAACGACATCTTCCTTAACGACACCACATCAACTCTTTGGATTTAGTTCTAATAATCAAACGTCGGCTGGTGGGATACTTAGATCAGGTGCGATCAATCTGAAGGGACCTAATTCTCTCATACTCAAACTCACAACGGGGTCTGATGAATTTACACAATCTGTGTATAGCTCAACACCCTTCTACACTGGACACATTCTCCTCGATGGATCCGACTTTATCAATATACATGGTACTGATGATCCACTCATACACCATTTCCACTCTGGATCTCAAAAAATCATAAAGGATTTGAAAATTGAATTCTTTTACATGAGTCATGGACGCCTCATTCCATACGATTTCAGAAATCAGGATCATGTTCTGAAATTTGAAATTAGGTGTTCCACTGATAAATTAGAGGGTTTACCCAAGGTTCCAATTACAACGGTGATTAAGAAGGATGATGTTGAAGTAATAAAGAAACCTGAGGCGAAGATTCTTTATAACCAGGATGTGTACATTTACATCGGTGTTATCATTTTCTTTGGAATTATGTTAATGCTCCTCACAAACCCTAAACCCTTACCACCACCACCCCAAGTTTAACGAGAGATCGCGTACACGGGCTGGGCAGGTTTGGACACACGGGTGGATACAGTGGAGATCGTCATGAAGACCGCAATCGAGAGGAGAGTGGTGAGCACCGCAGTGAGCGCGTACTGGGCACCACCGTTCTTGGGCACCTTAATGACCTGGTTGATGATGAAGCGAACGACATCCATCCAAGACATCGCAGCGGCGAAAGAGAAGCCGGCAACAATCGCATTCAGGGATTGCGTTTCGAGTTCCTGGGTAACCAGAGTGACAGTCTTAATAGCATCCTTCATTGTGAGTAATATAGTATACACCGCGAAAATTATTTATTCTGGTAATAATTCCTCCTTATCAATTTTTTTGTATTTTGTTTTCACCTTTTTTAAGAGTTGATCATCTCCTGATATTTCAGCACAAGAACTACTGTTACTCTCCGAATCATCATCACTGTACACATGTAGTTTTACTCCGGAATCTGAAAAGTTCCAACCATCAGGCTCCCATGTGTACATTACTATTAATAGTATTTTTTAACAACTCTTCTGTCGGGTTTTGAGGCACCCATTCTCCCCATTGATCGTACGCATCATTTATGTTAAGAAATTTGGGGTCTTCTCCTGAATAACGAACAAATTCTGGGCATTCCTCTTCTGATACCACATCTACCTCTTCGTCTGAGTCTTCATCATCTTCATAAATCTCGGGGAATAGGGTTCCAATTGAGAGACCGACTGTGTGCATCGCACAATATTTCATCGCATACTCTATATCCTCTGGTAGAAGAACGTCTCTCCCACAGGCTTTAGAATACTCGGCTGCGAGAATAGTCGCTCGCTCCATCACGGGTGTTAGAATGTTGGTCATCGTCTCGATATACTGTTCCATCATCGTGTCCATTTACTATTTCCTCACCAACATGAAGACTTAGGAGGAGTATATGAGTAAAATTGTACTAAATAAAACGGGACACTATATCAGAATGAATCTTCAGTTGAAGAAGTTCAAACCAGAAGGTATCGCTGATGATAAAGTATGTGTTTTCATTGGTAAGCGTAATACTGGTAAGTCGACCCTGGTGAAAGACATCATGTATCATAAGAAACATCTCCCAGCTGGGATTGTACTCTCAGGAACCGAGGAAGGAAATCACTTTTACTCTGATTTCATTCCCGACCTATTCATATATGGTGATTATGATAGGGATGCTATAGAGAGAGTGATGTCTCGACAGCGAAAATTGGTAGGTGACGGTCGAGAAAATTGTGGTGCGTTCATGCTTTTAGATGATTGTATGTACGATTCAAAGTTTCTCAAAGACACGTGTATTCGACAATGTTTCATGAATGGTCGACACTGGAAGATTTTCTTCATGCTGACCATGCAGTACGTGATGGATCTTCCACCAGCACTTAGAGCGAACGTCGATTATGTATTTATCCTCAGGGAAAATATCATTCAGAATAGAGAAAAGTTGTACAGGTCATTCTTTGGTATTTTTCCATCATTCGACATGTTTTGTAAGGTGATGGACGCGTGTACAGAAAACTACGAGTGTCTCGTATTAGACAACACGGTAAAGTCTAACAAGATCCAGGATTGTGTCTTCTGGTACAAGGCGACCGTTCGAAAGAATTTCAGGGTTGGGAGTTCACAACTGTGGCAGATGCATAAAAAGATGTACAACCCCAAACATCTCACACAAACAGATGAAGATGCTAAGAAGGCGACGAAGAAAACCGCACTCACGATCACGAAAAAGAAGTAAACTGCGTCACTTAACACTTCAAGAAAACATATGAATATATTAAATGGCTACCGATCAAGTAAACACCATGAATCTTTTTGACGACGGGGATGGGATGGTTCCTATTCAAGATAAACCATCGACAGCGTTTAAAACAATTGAAAAAAATATGAGTAAAGATAAAGACGCGATGGATTCTACACCTATAAATGATATTATGATGGAGCATTCCCCAATGATGGACGACCCCAGGGTACAGCCCCAAATGGTACAGCCTCAGCAGGGTGTGTATCCCACCCCTGCTCCCACCCAACAGATTGATACACTCCCTGAAAGCAAAAACCCTCTCAACTTGACCGATGATCAGCTCACTGCGCTCATCGTTGCCGTCGGCACAGCGATCGCCGTCAGCAAACCCATTCAGGATCGTCTTGCGACCTCTATCCCCAAGTTCCTTAACGAACAGGGGGGTAGAAGTGTTGTCGGTCTCGCGACCACCGGTGTGGTGGCTGCGATCATTTTCTACATCACTAAGACATATATTATCAAGGTTTAATTACTGTTGTACCATCATGTTGTTGTAAATCGAGTTATCTATACCGGAGAAGTAGATGACTAAAGCACCAACGGTGAAAGCACCGGCGAGAATAGCTGTTAACTCAAGACGCTTCTTTCGATCGCTCCTATGAAAATTCTTGACTGTATCCTTAGACCGCTTCCACAATTCGTTCACAGCGAACGTGATGATGAGCGCGAGGAGGGTAGCCATAGCAAAGAAGGATCGATCAACTGCGAGCTCAGGTTGTTCCCCCACGATATAACGAGCCGCGTTGGGGATGATAACAGTAAGGAAAACCAGGTTCGCGTAATAGTTATCAACGTGAACTGGAACTTGAGTAATGGCAAAGAAAACCAACCAATAAAAGAGAGCCAGCAACATTTGTGTTGTGGGAGTTTGCATTTATAGTATCACGAGATTATTATTTATCCTGAATATGCTGACCACAGAATTTAGTTCTCCCGGACATCCTTTTGTAAATCCCAATGGATTCACAAATACCTCTCAACTCTACAAAGTTTTTCCAAAAATTCTTAGAATGTGAAAACTCTGTGACTGTGCTATGTGCGAGTTCATGAATGAGAACGTGGAAAATCTTATTCGAATCACCGTCGAGACATATAGTTATGTCAGCACCCTTGTTGACATTGTATCCAACGGTTCCGTTCATTCGCTTCACACCTGTTATGGGGATGGGGTGGATAAGCATTTTGAATTTTTCATTTCCCGTCGATTTTATATGATCACGGAGAATTTGATACTTTTCCTTTACATCAACGAGTTCCTGTGGTTGTCGTATCATAAAGAGAATAACTAAATTAATCAAAAATAATATAACAAAAAGTTTCATCTATCATATACAAAGATAAATTTACTATACAACTCTGAGATTGGATTTCCACACAGTCCCTCCCAAAGTTGTAATCTAAACCCAAATTGTTCTAAATGCGTCACGAGTTGATCCTTATACGCCACAGGTTCAGATTTAGGTCCATCCGCGTAATAAGGTGTATCAGTCAGGTGTACAAACAACTTTTCACCAAAGTCCCCATTCCCATGGTCCTTCAACTTGAAAAAATTTCCCATATCATCGATGAGTGGTGTTTTAAATATAATCTTTTCTGAATCCGGAATGATACCCACAAGATAGGTCCCGTGTTTTACACGCTTCTTAATTTCCCTGAGAGAACTCATAAACAAATCTCTCGATGCGAATATATAGTGGAGTGAAAAGTTGAAACAGATGACATCAAACTTCCGATGGGGACACTGATGGATATCACCCTCATAGAAATTCACTCGCATGCGCATATTCTTTGCGCGCTCTCGAGCCTGCTCAAGTGCTGAGGGTTCGGGGTCACACATGTTAATATTCACACCACAATTGTGCCATTTCTGAAGATCTCCACCAAAACCACATCCAACATCGAGGATGTGTTGTCCCTCTCGAGCCACCGAGCGAATCAAAACCCTCTTCGCCTCGTTGTGATTCTTACGAATCTCTTCCATGTTCAGACATGTTTTTGTATTTTTAATACTGTTACTTAGGTTAAAGTTTATCAGTGTACATGTTGTAATGGAATATATCATCGGGGACTGTTTAGAAAAACTCAGTCTCGTAAAGGATGGTTCAATCGCCGTGATTTATCTCGACCCACCGTTCGACAGTGGTCGTGATTACACAATGTCCCATGATAACTCCACGGGGTTTACAGATACCTGGAAGGGTGGGGATTATAAAGACTTCATCGAGCAGGTCATAGACAAATGTATTCCAAAACTGAAGAAAGATGGGTCTCTCTTTTTTCATATCTCAGCTGAAAAGATGTTTACACCCGAACAGATTCTGAGGGAGAAGTTTAAATACGTTCAACCAATTTTTTGGAAAAAGTGTCGCTCCAAGAATAATGTGAAACATAAACTCGGAGCGACCATCGATATCATTTTTAGATGTAGCACATCAACTAAACCAAAGTTTAATCTCGTGTACCAATCGAGGGATGAGATGTACGTGAAGAATTCATTCAACAACAAAGATGATAGGGGAAACTATTCTTTGGGGCATCTCGCCACAGAGAATACAAAAAAGGGGTACATCTACACGTTTGAATTTGGAGATCGAGTGTATGACCCACCATCTGGGTGGCGAATTAAACAAGAAGAACTCGAGCGCCTTAGGGTGGATAACAGAATTCACACACCAAAGACAAAGAATTCGAAACTATACAAGAAGATTTATCTCCATGAGACTGAGGGAAAACCATGTACCGATCTATGGGACGATATTCACTCAATCAGCCAGGGTTCCGAGTTACGAACGTACCCCACCACGAAACCGATTAAACTCCTCGAACGAATCATCTCAATCTCCACAGATGAGGGGGATACCGTACTCGATCCCATGTGTGGATCGGGGACGACCGGAAAAGCAGCAAAAAACTTGAAACGATCTTGTATTCTTATTGATAAAAACGATAATACGGCTATAATTAGTACGCGCACCGAATAGAGTTCTTGAGCTGAGCCAAGAGCTTACGTGGTTGATCCTGTTGGATCTTCACACATATGGTGGAACCTCGTCCGAGTAGGGCGCGGACACCATTGTTCAAACATACACGCATGCGAAGGTTGGGTGTCCCCTCAATCTTCCCACTGGCGCACCCGTTTCGAACCATACACTCCCCCGGGTTCTTCCACATCTCGGTGAGTTCATCGCGGTGAAATAGGATCATCTCTCTCTTTTGTTTGAAGTTCAAAACAATCCACTCAGAATCGTGTCCGTCGAGGACGCGCTTGAGCATCGAACCTGTATCGAGGGTCTTTGAAATCGTGTGAAATAGTTTTTTGTACATACCCCGGACATCATTCTCATCATCTGGGTACTGTTTGTAGTACTGAATGATTGATTTGTGAAGAGCACCGAATTCGTCATCAACGAAAGACATGTTTTTCCAGTCAAATGACCCACTTTCAGATTCCTTGTTTTTTAATGATACCTTGACTCCTGTCGCGAGACACATGGCGTCAGGGTTTTGCTGCGTACCACCCATGTGAACGAGATGACCCAACTTTTCACGAATTGGTGCGAGTTTTGGGTTATGATTGATCATATAAATGGTGTAGTGTTCATTGGCTATACCATCGTGATGAGGAGTACCGTCGTTGAGAAACATGTTGACTTGTTTCTTCCTGTACTATTCGAACACTTAGGTATCTGAAAAGGCTTAAAGTTTATCCACCTAAAAAAGATATAATGTCTCTTGAAACTGACTACACCACCGTTCCCGGACAAGTCTTCGCGTGTATTTCCATTATTGGACCTGATTGTCCTCAGAAGACTGATAAATACGGTATCAAACTCCGTGGTGCTTTCTCCACACGCGATGAAGCTGCGAACCATGCGAAGCGTCTCCAGAAAGAGGATCCCACATTCGACATCTATGTTGTGGAGCAATACAAGTGGCTCCTGATCCCTCCTGATCCCAGCAAGATTGATGATGTTCATTACACGAACGAGAAGCTCGAGGAGATCATGGTCGGTTACAAGGAGAACCAGTCTCAGGCTGCTCGTATGTTCCAGGAGCGTAAGCAGGGTATGATAGATACAAAGGTTTCGTACAGTGCCGGTGACGAGAATTCCAAGTTTTACACCAAACCTGATGAGGCACCGATTTCTCACCCCGCTGAGGTTCTGGAGCGTCTCAAGAAGGAGAAGCCCGACTCCCCGATGGAGGACCTGGTCAAGGAGGCTGACGCCATCGTTGCCGCTGAGGTCGAGGCGCGCCAGAAACAGCGAGAGGTTGAGGCTAAACTCGAAGAGCCAACCGCGTAAATAATATTCACATATAGTAATAAATGATTTCCATACTCGTCGCAGTCATAATGACGGGTATGTTCTTTGTTTTGTTTTTTGGATCAAATCGGAATTCAAAAAACAAAATGGAAAAGAAAATAAGACCTGAAGCCAGTACTACATATGGCTTCGTCGAGGACACAGCTGATGCGTTCATCATACCCAGGTTTCCAACTCAGCTCATGAAAAGGGACACCAGTGGGAAAATGGTAAAGATTGCCGGTAAGACAAGGGATTTCGCACCATACTCAAGTATACCTGAGAATCACTGGCTGCATGGTTTTCCCCATAAAAAAACCAAGTAAAAACACGGCGAATGCTATGATCCAGGTAGACTTGTCGACATTCTTGAACAGATCGAATGACTCTTGAGGTTGGGGTTGGGGATGGGGTTGTTGATACATGGGCTGTTGCGGGTAATTCGATGCTTCGGATGGATGAAAATAATACTCCTCTTCTTTATTTTCATCATCTTTATGTTCATTAATGGTGGGGCTATATTCAATGGGGTTACCAATGTCTGTTTCCATTTTTTAATATATAACGTCTTTTTTTTAAGCGTCTTCTTCCTCACTTTCGCTTTCATCGTCTACCACAAAGTCCTTGAGATTTCCGTTTTCATCCGCATCTTCTTCTTCTTCGTCTTCATCAGTCGAAAAATCCTCCTCATCCTCCGTGTCGATTTCAGAATCAAAGTCGGTATCATGGTCATCGTCGCAGTAGTCATCCTCAAGAACATCTTCTACAGGCTTAAAAAATTCAGGTTTCTTTATATTCCTTCCTAAGCGGGTACGTGTGGTAACCATCTATAATGTAGATGGTATTATTGTTTAAGTAATTTTACGAGGTCACTGTCGATGAGCGTGTATGTTCTCGCCGTGTTTTTCTTTCCTTTACATTTGGGACACGCCTGTGTAATCTTATTCCCTTTTATCGTATAGGACATCACACAGTCTCCGTGTTCACCCTTGATTGATTCACAATACGTTGACGTGGTGAGAGCTATATAATTCGTCTTATTCTTCGAAATATCCACGACAGTCGTACCCTCTTGACCCACCATAAACTTCTGGATGAACGCCTGTACCCTGGGTTTAGCGTCACGCCGGTTAAACTGGGGTTTCTCTACACGCTTCGTTAATTCGGGACACTTCTGTAGCTCCTGCTTATCTGGATACAAATCGTTTAGGATAACGGATGAAAGTTTGTGTTTACGTCCACAGAAATCTTTACAAAAACCGTCTCGTCTACACTGGATCGTTTCACAGCGACAAAAACATTTCTGGGCGATGAACTGACCACTGATGATGAACCATATATGATTCGAACCATGCTCCCTTTTTAGGTTTTCACAGTATTTTGATGTAGTAGAGGCTAAATAGGTATTCTTGAATTTAAACAACTTCGTGATGTAAGACCCACCTTGACCTTCCAGGTTGGTCTGAACAAAACTCTCGAGTCTAGATTTAACACTATCATCCTGAACCTCATCTTTGATCTCATCCTTTGTGAACACCGCCCCATCCCGAATCGCCATAGAAGGTGTATCCACAAATGCGTTTTGTGGGGCATTCGTGCGAATCATAGACATTTTTAGGATTTCAATGTTAGGGGTTGAATCGATTCGAATGATCGTACTCAAGGGTTCTGTGGTGTACATAAACACTGGGAGGTACGATAATTGATCTATTTTACCACCCTCACATGTATCACACCCCCGACCCTCACATAGATCGTGTTTCGCCTTTTTGTACGACCACGGCATCCTGAAACCACTCCCTTTGGTTTTCCTGTGTAAATCACCGTAAACAGCTGCGTCGATGATTTCATTCCAGTCGATCGAACTCTTCGCCTTCGAGAGTGCGATGAGAATGTGTTCCCTGAGAGCGACCGCCGAAGCCTGATCTACGACGTACCCCGACCAGTTTAGGTGGACGCCAGTTTTTATCAAGGATCCACACGATTTCGGTGGTGAGACGGATATGATACACTCTTTACCACCGTATCGTTTCACCTTATCACATATGATTTTACATATAGACTTGATCTCATCTATCGAGAGTGATTCTGTATCTTTGTAGTCTATGTCCACAAAGAAATTGTACACTGGTGTCTTCTGTTCCACTACGAACAGTTTTTCACCAGATACGATCGCTTCTATGTACTTTTCATAAAAGTCATTCAATTTATCAAATGGCACGGAAAGGACGCCACCGTCCATGAGCACATGTGATAGATTGGTCGCGCCATTGATTTTTTGGGATACGCACCAATTTTTAAACATATATATTTATTGTTCATTTTCTCTAAACCAGTTCATACAAGAGATGTCTTGGAAAATCTTTTTTTCAGCTAATTCCTTTTTGATCACGAGGAGTTCATAGACTGTCGTTTCTTTGTGTTCCTCCATCCACTGTTCAATCTCCTCCTCACACAACCCCCTGTTCGTATCGAGGAGTTCCTTTATCTGCATCAACACATACGCCTTGGACTTCATTATTTAATAGAGAATGTTTTTCTATTCAAAGAAGTTATACACGAATAGAACTCTGGATTCTTAATCACATTATCCACGATCAACTTCCATCGTTTACGTGTATTGAATTCTTCGAGCGTATCAAAACTCATGAAATCATTCTCATCGAATGTCCTCTTATAGGGTTGGTGTAAAGCTTTCTTCACGTTCGTCTTCTGTTTCTCTTCGAAAAATTTCTTAGTGAACTCGTATTGTTGTGAGCGTGTATAGTTCACGAAGAATATGAATACATTATACTCCAAATCCACCGTTGGACTCTCCTTGTGTATAAACTTGAATTCTGTGTATTCACCACTCTTTAATGCTATCACCCCCCTCGTTTCCTCCTCCAACTCCCGTAGAGCACACCGAATCGGGTTGAATATTTCCCTCCTTCGACACCCTCCCGTGACGAATATCCACTCCTTGAACCGATAATCCCTAACCGTGAGGAATCTTGGTTTACCATCGGCAAAACTGACTGGTATAGCGATTGCTTTGTATTTTTTCATTGCGCATTCGCAAGTTATATTAAGTGGATATGTTTATTCTTTCTCTTCAACTACAGTGGGTTCATCTTCATCTTCACTGTTGTAGTCCTCCTGGATGGAGTTGAGCTTTTCCATGACCTCATCCGAGAAATCCTTAATTTCGTAGAGTTCCTCCTTAGTCTTCTTGAGCTCGCGGAGCAGGAAAATAACACCGACGACACATACGATCGTCGCAATCATCATAATATTCTCACGGTTAAGTGCAATCATATACATGTGTATGGTGTTTTCTTTTTAAGTAATTACACCCATGGATGTTTTACCCGGTGGGGGGCACTGGTAGGCAGTCTGCCCGAATTGAACGGCTTCGTAATGCGTAGGCTGACAAGACTTCTCGGTAGAGGGTATCGGTTGCCCGATAAACTTTTCGAGTGTCCTGGATTTAGGATCGTACGTCAATACAAAAGCGATGGCGATAAAAAAAAGGATTGTGAGATACATCTTTAGTATTTAGTTAGAATATAAAAGGCCACCCATACCGTTTTCGATACGGAGGACGTTATAGTTCACGGCGTAGATATCATCCGTGTTAACCAGAGTGTCGTTGACAATGCGAGCCGAGTCGAGACGCGAGAAGTTGAGCGACCCGGTGGGTTGAAGCTTACCCGTCTC